TCATCGTATTCAGCTCGTGGACCATTCCCTCCTGAGCTTTTTATGGCTACAGAGATTATCTCTGACTACACATCAATTGATTCAGAGGTACCGATTGGCGGTACAGCTCAGAATAACTTTACTGCTCCAAAGCTGTTCAAGTGTTCTGTCTGTTCTATGCTAGTATTAGAACAAGAAATTCCAAACCATGTTTGCCCGGAGGCGGAGGAAGACAGTGGCCAAAACACGTGATGTAGGTAAGTTCTACTGGCATCCTATGACCTATCCAGTAAAACCACCAGTTCTGGTAGAAAAAGCAAACACTCAAGAAATTGATGAGCCTTACCGCTTTGGTACTGGAATATGTATAAGATTTCCATTTACAAGAAAATCTTTGGTTGTAGGTAAGTGGATTAAATCGTATACCGAGAGTCAAGCATTGACTAATGCAGTGGCCGGAAGACCACTAAAGCAAGATGAAGTTGATTGGGATCTTATTAGAGATGGGGCGGAAAATGATATTTAAGAAAAAAACAGAAACAAAAACAAAGACTAAAGTTGAAAAAAGAGTATCTACTCTTTCTACAGCAGAGCTACTTACTTGGACAGATCAAGTTCTTTACTCTGTTGGTAGAAATGTGTCTGCCTGGCAGAAAAGCCAAGACAAGTACTCTCTGGAAGAAGCCCGCATGGGGGCAGAGGCCCTGCATGCAATTATGAACGCACTTACAGAAAGAACTTTAAAGTGAATGAAGAAGAAGATCTTGACAAATTAGACTTAGAATACATGGACGAAGGCAGTGGCCCGCTACCTGAGGATGAGGATGAAGACGAGCTAGATGAACTATCAAAAGAGTTTGTAAGAGCCCTCATAGATAAGATTATGCAGTTCATGGAGATGCTTGTTGGCCATGAGCTTCACCCTTACCAAAAACCCCTCGCACGTAGAATTATTGAATCCATTATTATTAACGATGGTGAAGAGATCACGGCCCTTGCCTCACGTCAGTCAGGAAAGTCAGAGACCATTGCCAATACAGTGGCCACACTTATGGTTATCCTTCCACGCCTAGCTCGCATGTACCCTGACCTATTGGGTAAGTTTGGTGACGGTATTTGGGTGGGCATGTTTGCCCCAGTTCAAAACCAGGTAGAAACATTGTACGCAAGAACAGTGTCCCGCCTTACTTCTGAGCGTGCTATGGAACTGTTTGGAGATCCAGAGCTTGACGACATGCCTGCTAAAAATCCGGGCGTAACTAGAAACATTAAGCTTAAAAAATCTGGTTCTACCCTAATGATGATGACCGCAAACCCTCGCGCAAAGATTGAATCTAAGTCTTTCCACCTTATCATCATCGATGAGTGCCAGGAAGCAGATGACTTCGTAGTCTCTAAGTCTATTGCTCCTATGGGTGCGTACTACAACGCTACTATGGTAAAGACAGGAACACCCACCACACACAAAAATAACTTCTACCGAGCAATCCAGCTCAACAAACGTAGAGTTGCTGGTGGTAGAAACGTTAAGCAAAACCATTTCCAATGGGATTGGAAAGACGTAGCTAAAGTTCAGGCTAATTATGAAAAGTTTATTAAAAAAGAGATGCTAAGAATTGGAGAAGATTCTGATGAATTCCAACTTTCGTACAACTGTAAGTGGCTTTTGGAAAGAGGTATGTTCGTCACTTCTTCGATTATGGATGATTTGGGCGATACTTCCCAAGAACTTGTTAAAAGCTGGCATAGGTCTCCAGTCGTTGTTGGTGTTGACCCAGCTAGAAAAATGGATTCTACGGTTGTTACTGTTGTGTGGGTTGATTGGGATCGTCCTGATGAGTTTGGCTATTATGACCATCGTGTTTTAAACTGGCTTGAGATTCAAGGAGATGATTGGGAAGAACAATATTTCCAAATACAACAGTTTTTATCTAACTACGACGTACTAGCTATTGGTGTAGATGCCAATGGTGTGGGCGATGCAGTGGCCGGACGCCTAAAAGTATTAATACCTAGATCTGAAGTTATTTCAGTTACTTCAAGTCCATCAGAACAATCTAGGCGTTGGAAGCACTTACAGGCGCTTATTCAACGACAGATGGTATCTTGGCCGGCTCACGCTAAAACTCGTAGACTACGTCTTTGGAAAAAGTTCTATCAGCAGATGACAGATGCTGAAGTAAAATACAAGGGTCCAAACTTTACAGTGGCCGCCCCTGATGAGGCCCATGCACACGACGATTTTGTGGATTCCTTAGCCCTGGCGTGCTCTTTAACCCAGGAAATGGTTATGCCTACAGTGGAGGTTTCAGCTAGTCCGTTCTTTTAAAAAATATACTTTAGGCCGACAAATGACTAAATAAAAGCGAGAATTATCCGTGAGGACCCTCAATCCCTAATCCTATAGGAGAAGCAAAACATGGCAGTAGAAAATATCGCACCAACACCTCAGTTCCCTGAGAAGGTTGGCGCAACTTACGAACGCAAGATGACACCTGCAACACCAGGACTTCGCGGTCCACTTCGTTTTGAAGAGGGCGTTGCAACAGATACAGATGTCCCAAATGATTTTCAAGTTGGACTAGACCAGGGGTATGACACTCCAGAAGGTCGTCCAAACCATAACCTAAACGTTATGGAGAAGTATGCTGATGAAACTATGCAGCAACGCGCACACGTAGGCTCAGCAGCATGGGTAGAAGCACCAACTTACCTAAATGAGTTTGCTCAAGGCAACTTCGGAGATCATTCTGAGATTGTAATTGAAGAAGTAGTTCGTTCAGGTGGTCGTTATAGCCGCATGAACCCCGCTTCAGTGCTTGACTAAAAGTACGCTAGAATATACTGGTCTCCAGCTCTGTTACCCTTTCTCCAGAGCTGGAGACCTACTAGAAGGGTAGATCATGGCACAGCCTAGCGATCCAGAGATGTACAACACTCTCAGTAGAACAGCGCGTGCAAAGTATCCTTCACAAAGAACAAAGGGATTAAGCTATCAAGCAGCAAAATGGTTATCAGCAGAGTATGCACGCAGTGGCGGAGGATACGTTGATTCTATTAAGCAAGTTGATCCTAAGAAAAGGGATTACAAGCAAGAAGCTTTAGATAAAGAAAAACGCAAAAAGCAAGAGCATAAGCGTGAAATGAAAAAACGAAACCTAGTAGTTTAAGTTGGGGGCAACTATGAAGTCAGGATGTAATCAATGAGCGGTGGTATGGATTTTTCTCCTCCCAGTTATAGGGCGGCGTCGTCTGACTTAACCATCTCCATTTCACCACTAGGTTTAGTGGAACTTGCTGATGAAGAATTTGAAGTACACGGTCCACGTCTAAACCGTTACTCTATGAACTGGGCTATGTACCTAGGTCACCACTGGTCTTATCGCCGTGAAATTGGCGAAGCACAGTTAGTATTTAATTATTACCGGGCATTTACAGATTTTATTTGTAACTTTACATTTAATCGTGGCGCACAATTCAGAAGCCCACTGTCCACTGAGGCAGTGGTCCCAGACGTATTAAAGCGTGTGTGGGAAATTGATAACGATAAGCACGGCACTCTTTGGGAAATGGGCCAGCAAGGCGGGGTATCCGGTGACTGTTTTGTTAAGGTTGCGTACGAAGAGGGCTTTGTAGACTCAGTAGGTCGACCACACGCAGGGCGTGTACGCGTACTACCACTTAACTCTTCTTTTTGTTTTCCAGAGTTCCACCCACACGATCGCTCACGCCTAATTCGTTTTAAGCTGAAGTATCGTTTCTGGGGTACTTCTGTAGAGGGCACACGTATGGTCTACACATACACTGAAATTTTGACTGATGACCGCATTGAAGAATATATCAATGACGAGCTTATTGACTCACGAGTAAACCCAATTGGCGTAGTGCCAGTTATCCATATTCCTAATGTGCGCATTTCTGGATCCCCATGGGGACTTTCAGATTGCCACGACATCATTGCCCTTAATCGTAACTATAACGAGGTTGCAACCGATGTTGCAGACATTGTGAACTACCATGCGGCACCAGTTACTGTTATTACAGGTGCTAAGGCTTCAAGCCTCGAGAAGGGCCCTAAGAAGGTCTGGGGAGGCTTACCTAAGGAAGCACAGGTATTCAACCTAGAAGGCGGCGGA